CTGCCAGGTAGGCGTGTTGCTCCCGCGAATATTTCGGCCGCTGTCGCGGTTACAGTCACCACGCCGGTAACAGGAGTAGAAATAACATGGTTTAGGACGTCGTCTCTGTTGGGGAGATATATTTCCATCAATTAGATCACCTCCTGATAGGTAAAAATCAAGTGATTATCCTGTGCTCTAAAACCATATTGGTAAGTCTTATTCGTAGAAGAGTCCTCAAACTTGTGTGGGGTTGCAGTGTTACTGTGTGATTTAACGGCATCGTCAACATCTTTTTTAGTAGCCAAGATTACTGCAAGGTCCACTTTCAGCTGCATGCTGGATGTATTGCTGACCTCCAGTATCATCCGAACAACCAGGTCTTTGATGCTGCCATCAGCCAGCACTGGCTTGTAAGTCTCCGGATACTTGCCGATTGCTATCAAGTCGCCATCGGCATCAAACACTCCGGCTTCGCGAATCGTGAAGCCGCCGTGCTGGCTGAGGACTATAGTCTGGATCTTGATCCAGTTCGGATTATCCGCATCAACTTCTACGCTGCTTATATTTCCCCGCCACACCTCATTCCTTAATGCAGTTTGGTCCTCTGTCGGGTTGTAATAACTCCCGCCCCCATCCCCCAATGCTAAATGGGTCAGTTCTACCTTGCGCCCCAGAGCTAGGGCATTAGCAAGTTTTGCTTTGCCTACAGCAGTTAAAATAGTATAGAACTGCTCAGCCAACTTCTTCACTCTCCCTTCGGATATACCGTTGTTGTATCCACCCCGGTATTATGTCCAGCGGTAATAAAGACTTTGCCTCTGCCGGTTAACTCGCTGGGTGACCATGGATAAACGGTTATCTCTTCGCCAACTAGCATCGCAGACCCAATTTGGAGCCTTCCCCCTCCTTGCCTCAGCCTTGCCACCACGGAATAACTAAGATGAGCTGGCTTGGCCTCCTCAATGACATCAAAAACCATTCCTAAGTCAACAGATTGCGCCAGGCTAAACAAAACTTCAAAGCGGTACTCACTGACAAACTCCTTGATGCAAGCCTGCTTGTCTCCGGAGCAAGTTCGAATAATCTGCTCCATCCGTTCTTTTGTCATCGGCCCTTGTGCCTGCAGCTTAGACAGTACCCGGGCCCGGCGCTGTTCATCTGGTTTACTCGTAGACTTTAACCCAAGATCTGTTTCCCAATAATCCAATCCCCAGGCGCTGGCACTAACAGCAAATAACTGCTCGATTAAAAACAAGATCAGCTCTCGTTCGGCATCAAACTCAGATCCTAGTGTATCAATTACGGCCTCTGCATTACTATTCCGGTAGTAATCAGGAAGCATTGCTAGCATTTCTTGGCCAGACATCGACTTCATGAAAGCGTCACCGTCCCTTTAATAGCCACTGACCCCGCCTGTATTACCACATTGGCCGTGCCGCCATTAACCAGCAAATTCGAGTAGTCAATTACTCCTGGAACATCTAATAGAAGTGACCCGATATAGCTGTATCGAACTGTGGTGTCCGATGAAAAGGCAATTTCTTTGAGATATTCCGTTATTCTCTCCTCGAAAGTTGCTTGAACCTCGGTCAGGGGTTTGGTGTCATCCAAAACAACGGTTGCCGCCACATTTATCTCCACCGCGGGAGCAGCCACACAGGTTACCGCAGCTCCTATGGGAGCCTTGCCTTCACCCATAGCCGGGTCCGGGTCTATATATGCCTGCACAGCATCAACCACTTCCTGAGAAGCAGGAGCTTTATCCATACCTAATAGAAACAGTTTAACCGTTCCCGGGCCGGCCCAGAGAGATTGAACATATACGCCACCTACACCCGAAACTTCCAGCGCCCATTTCCTGTAGTCGGCCTTATTACCAGATGTACCTGGTGATCTGAGTACGGTCAAGTACCTTTCCCGTAATTCCGCATCAGACTCTGGATCGGAGCCTCCAGTCAAACCTGGTTCAGCAACCTCAGTGAGCTCAATCAGGTTGACAGCTACTCCTACTTGTTTCAAAGGCACTCCAGCCTGTAAATTTCCCTTGGCGCCAATGCTTACAGCTGTAACGGGGATTAATACTGAACTCGTCCCTTCTTGAAGAGTGGCCTCAGCTGTACTTTCTACCTGCACGCTTTGGTCCTCAGTTTCCCATATCGTTCCTTTTGGAATCAGCTGGCTAAAGGGTGCTGGAGTACTCCTGGAAGCAGTAATATATCCTGAAGCCTTAGAGCCTTGAAACCGCGTAAGCCCTCTTTCCGCTACTCTGCGATCCAGGTATTCCCCCGTAGTGGTAGCTGCAAAGAATAACTTTAGCACCTGTTCAGCTATATAGTGACTCTCATCAAACTTCGCTGCTGCTACTTCCAACAATGTCCTAATCACTGATCCTGGGTTCATATCGGTAATCCTGGTACCTTTTGAAGCCAGGTCAGTCATCATGTCGTTTAATATCTGATCAAAGTCCTTAAACTCAGGAACCGTCATGGTAGGGCTACCTCCCAAACCAGATTTTCAGGGCCCGGTTCATCAAGAATGCGGTAGGTGATATTGAAAAGAACTTGTCGTTGTTCAGGTACCAGGGTAACTTCTACTCCCTCTAACTTTATCCTGGGCTCCTTACTCAAACACTGCTGGATGGCAATTACCGCCCGGCCTTCAAAATCTTGATTTATTGGCTCTGATAAAAGATCATGCAAAGGATTGCCGTAATCAGGGTGGGAAAAAAGTTTCCCCATCGGTGTATCCAGCCTCCGAATAATAGCTGCCCTGACATTCTCTTTATCCTCTATGAGTGCCAGGTCTCCCTGGAGGGTAGTACGTAAATCAAGCCCCGCCAGATCGACTCCTAACCGCGGATTTGCCATACTATAATCTCCCCTTAAAACCGGGCAATAACCCGGCCCTGGTTTATATCTCCATTCAGGAAAACTACCAAAACTTCATCACCCACCTTCAAAGTACCCCAGGTCATTTTCTTGATGTCCTGCCGTTGGATAGACTCCATGCTGGCTGTAGCTACCGGCCCGGTTGCCGATGTCTTAACCGTGGCCTTTTCCGCATCTTCGTAAACCGTATGAGAATTTCTTTCAAGCTGAGTTGCCTTAATATTTGTAGCCTCAATTTGTTCTTCATATAAAAGGTTGGTTGCCACCGGTATCCAATGCGTCTCAATCTTAAATAAAGGTAAGAACACTTTAGCTAGTCCGGCGGCCCGGTCTAAAGACGTTATAATTCCAGCTTGTGGTAGTCCTTGGTTCTGCATCAGTATTTCTTCTCCTTATAGTCATATAGATCTTGCCGGTACTGCTCAGCAGAATCCGGTCTGAGACTAGTTATATCAAAACGGGTCACATAACCCGAAGTTTTGCTAAACTCATGTTCCGCTTTTTCAATGTAATAGATTCCATTAAACCGCCCGCAGCCTTCCGCCACCTGCACCCGCTTTTCCGTAACCATTAACGGGTTTCCTGGACAGCTGCCGCTGCCGGTGATTACCATCCTGGACAGCTCTTTCAAACGCTTTTCAGCATAATACTTGGCTAGCTCCACAGTTTTAGCCTTACTCTCATAGATGATCTTCTCTTTAACCTGGCCGCCCATGGCATCCAGTACTTGCTGATTCACTGCCGATGCTTCAATCAAGCGCTTATTTTTACCGCCCAGCCAGTGCCGGACAGTCACTTTATTAATGACACCCACTGTCGAATCATCAAACTCTATTTCACAGTTAGCCTTTTCCGGGACCCGGTAGTAAAGCGTAGCCACAATCGTTTCGTCCTTTTCCTGGCGTGGCCCAAAATACAGCTCCTTATTCTTAGTAACATAGGCTACGAAACCTTCCTGGTCAGCCAGAGCCTGCAGGACTTCCCATTCTTTTTTGTCTGTGACCAGCTCTTTGTTGACTACCACAGTAGTAGGAGTGATTATGGGCTTAAGTCCGTATTTCGCTGCCAGTATACCGGCAATCTGGCTGGCAGTCTGGGAAGCATAGGCGATAGAGTATTCAGTATCAATTAAAGGAGCCGAATAATCCCTGCCTATAAGCTGCACCGTCATAGAGCTGCCAAACTTAGGCTTTATTCCGTCAATCATCCCGGTAAAAACATGATGGAGTTCACTTTTAGACCAGGATTCAGGGTCTTTTACGTATCCTAAATAGATCCTGACTTCCTGTTTCTTGCGAAACCAGTCACTTAGAAGGTGGTCATTCCGGAACTCCGCCTCAAAAGAATCTGCAGCCAGGTAAAGGGTATCCTCAAAGCGCAGGCTGATCAGATCGTGCCATCGCACGTCTACTCCGGCTACTTCTACTATTGCTCTCGGCGCGTCCATTTTACTGCCACCTCACTTACTGAGGAATTGTAATCACCTGGCCAATTTGCAGGGTTCTAGGGTTTGTAATGCCATTCAGATCAGCTATCTCCCGCCAACGGGTACCAGCTCCCAGATACTTGGTAGCCAGAGCCCAAAGAGTATCACCTTGCTTGATAGTGTAGGTTATTCCTGCGGGCTGAGCTGGAGCTTCAGCTTGTTCCTGGGGCGCTTGCTCAGGTGGAACCGGTGGTACTACCAGGTTAACTTCCGGTGGCGGGATCTCCACAACGAGCTCTATTGAATAATCCACCCGATCCTGCCGCACCAGGTACCATTGAAAAGTGCGTATCCGCACCTGCTTGGACAGTTCAGGAAAATCTGGAATCGTGAGATCTACCGGCAGCCCGGCATTCTTCATCTCTTCTATTTTTAATGCTTGCTGGTAGGCATCATCACCAATCAGCTTACCGCTCCATGACAGGGTGGTGCCGTCCGGCCCCATGTCCTGATAAACCGGGGGCGCACCTGGTATATCAATCATGGCAAGGCTGCGCGGGTTATTATATTGAATCCTCCCCGCCGGGCCGGGGGAGAAGGTAACATCCCCTAATATCACGGTAGACATTTATCTGCCCCCATATGCGCCCACATAGGCCATTTGTAAACGCGGGTCACGGCTGGCTGCATACTTGTCCATACCGCCCACCTTAGCCGCCACTTCATTGGCAGCTGCTTTCGGATCAGTGCTTTGAATAGTGAAATTATATTGGCGATTGTCATTGGTGGTGGCTGGCATTGAAACTACTTTTGGCTTATCAGTGGCCGCCTTCACATTTGCTATGGTCTCCCGGGCCTTTTCCAGCAGTTCCACTTCCAGCGGAGACATGCCCAGGTAGGAGCGAACCTTATTGATTGCACCCAGTATGCCTTCAGCTTTTTCAACAATCCCTTCAAATACCCCCAGAGCAAACGTTCCCAGTCGGGTGAGCAGGTCGGTGACAAAATCCCGGAATCCCAGGAAGTTTGTTTTCCACGCTGCTACTCCGGCAGCTATAAGAGCTGTCACCCCCAGGATGATCCAGCCTACCGGTCCCAGCCCAATCAGCCAGCCCAGTGCCAGCTGAGCTCCCATAATCAGCGCCTGGCCCCCCAGCCGCAATAGGCCGCCGCCAAAGCGGGTTACCATACCCAATATCCGTGTTAGAGTAGGATGGCCGAAAGCCACCGCCTGCCATAGAGAGCGGAATACCCCGGCACCGCTCCGGAAGTATTTAAATGCATCATAGAAACCGTGTATACTGCGGGTTACGGTTAGGACTACTTTTGCAATGTTACTTAAGATACTGCCTAATCCGCCAAATAGGAATTTACCGCCGCCTATTGCAATCTTACTTATAGCAATAGCACCAAGTATTTTTAGTAAGCCAGTTACTATATGAGGGTTTTTATTTGCCCAGTCTCCCAATGCGTTTGTTAATTTTATAACCTTATCAACCAATTGTCCGACTTCATTAGTTAAAGGTGAACCGCTCTGGGTCATTATAGTTTCCCAGCTGCCCTTAAGGGTCTCCAGTTTGCCCAATAGGGTTTCCTGCCACCCGAGGACCTGATCCTGTATTCGCTGAGCGCGTTCTGCCTGGGCTACCATTTCCTCATAGCTGCCCTTGCCAGGTGTGGCCAGCGCTATGGCAGCCCGCATACCCTGGATGCCAAAGACATCTTTGAGCTGCTGCATGGCCTCCAACTTGTTCTTGGCTTCCATGATCCTTTCGATTTCTTCCTGGGGCAGTAGATTGCCTTGTTTGTCCCGGAGGTCCTCCGGTTTCAGCCCTGTATTGCTGTATAGTACCTCCCGCAGCTTTTTGACCAGGTGTTCCGCGCTGCGGATCTGGCCCTGCTCATCAAACAGCGAGTTGGTACCGCCGATGACGCGAATATTGCCGGAAGCCAGGGTTTGAACCGTTGCTCCTTCCAGCCATCCCATGGCTTCCAATGCCTTCCTGGCCTTGGGAGTCATTTTGTCCAGGTTAATTAACATGTCATTGAGATAATTACCTGATGATGCTCCCAAACCTAAATTGTGGAGTGTACCTAATAGCAGGGTAGTCTCTTTGACATCTAATCCTAACAGATTCGCCGTCATACCCACCTGCTGCAGGTCATGCATAATATCCATAACCCCGGCGCTGGAAGCGTTAGCGGCCCGGTTGATCTGATCAGCTACCTTAAGAAGCTGATTTCCTTGGAGCTGAAACATATTGGTGATCTGGGAGACAGCATCAGCCGCTGCAGACGGAGCGATTTCCGCCGTTTGCGCCAGGTACATAGCCGC